GGTTGGATTTACTTAATAAAGCCGAATCAATAGAAAAATCTTTATTTGATAAGCGTGTAAAATTAGCAGATGAGGAGGTTAGAATTGCAAGAGAAGCAATCGCAATTAAAGCAGGATTTAATTCAAAAGAAATACAATTATTAAAACAAACAGGGGATGCCACTAAAGAACTTGCAGAAAGTAAAGGCGGTTTATACGATGAAGAATATGATAGGTTGAACAAAGCAAGGATAGCAAGGATAGCATTAGAGGACGAGTCGACATCTAACTTAGAAAAGAATTTCAACAAGCAAGAGGCACTTGCGCAAAAACAAGAAGATGAAAGACAAAAAAGAATAGACGACCAAAAAGCATCTGCAGACAAACAAAAAGCAGATAGATTAAAAGCGCAAGAGGACGCGAAAAAAGCACAAGAGGACGAAGATAAACGAAAAGAAGAAAAGATTAAATCTGATGCTGAAAAAGCTATTGCATTAGATGAAGAAATAAAACAGGCTCAGTTAGATGTCGAGGAATTTAGCATTAAAAAAGCAGAAGAAAAAACAGAGAGAGAAGATGCCGAGTCAGCAAATAGAATAGCAAGGATAATAAACGAAAGTGACGAAGAAAAAAGACTTGCAGAAGAAAAAATAAATTTAGAAAATCAGGTTAAGGATGCAAAATTAGATATAGCAAACCAAACATTAGAGCTAATCGGAACGTTTGCTAAAAAAGGAAGTAAGTTAGCAAAAGGAGTAGCGGTAGCGCAAGCCACCATGTCAACTTATCAAGGTATTACGAATGCATTTAGCGCACCATCAACAGTACCAGAGCCTTTTGGAATGGCTTTAAGAATAGCAAACGCTTCTGTTATTGGAGCGTCAGGATTTGCAAATGTTAAGAACATATTAGCCACTAACGAATCTGGAACTGGTGGAGGTGGTCAATCGAGTGGAGTAAGTGCGCCATCGGTTAGCGCACCATCTTTCAACTTAGTACAAGGTACTGGAACAAATCAAATAGCGCAAGGATTAGCTCAACAAGGTGCGCCTATTAAAGCATATGTAGTAAGTTCAGATGTAAGCACTTCGCAAAGTTTAGATAGGAATATAGTAAGTGAAGCGTCTTTAGGTTAGCAAAAATATAACAATAGTAACATAATTTAGTTTAATTATAAATAACAAAAAAATATGAAAGTAGAAGAAATAAAATTAGCGTTCAATACCAATATTCAATTAAATATTGTGGGTATATTACAAGGCGATTTAGGTAAAGGTGATTCAGCTATTGTTAACGGAAGAAAAGGAATACAAACAGCGGTAGAGGGATATAATCAAGCTATATCGGTTTATACAGCAATTATTCCGACAGCTAATAAGTATTTAGATATGGCAAAAGCATTAGGTGAGGCTTCAATTCAAAAACAACTTGAATCAGTTATTAAAGACGCTAACGAAATGATAAAAGCTTCTAATGCAGCAATCACAAAATTGAAATCTATTTAATGAAAACCTACCAAGCTAAATATAATCCACTTACAAATAAAGGAGTTTATGGAATTTCTTTAGTTGAAAATCCAGCTATGGAGGGTTTGTTTATTGCTTTATCTAAGGACGAGAAGATACAATTTAAGACCGTAGACGAGGAGCAAAAAATATTAATGGGTTTGGTTTTAGAACCTAATAAACCAATTTATCGCAATCAAAACGGTGAGGAATTTAATATAGTTTTTAATGAAGAAACTATAAAAGAATTATCTTATGGTTTCTTTAAAAATAACAGCCATTCAAATAGCACTATCGAACATGATGTTAAACAAAATATTCAAGGCGTTACGTTTACTGAGTCTTGGATAGTTGAAAATCCTACCAATGATAAAAGTAATAATTTTGGTTTTAGTTACCCAAAAGGGTCATGGGTTGCTGTTATGAAAGTTGATAGCGATGATGTTTGGAATGATTATGTAAAGACAGGCAAAGTGCAAGGATTTTCAATTGACGCAATGCAGTTTAGAAGAAGTAAATTTAAAAACAAATATAAATATGAGTGAACAAGCAAAAACAAACTCTTTACTTGAAAAGATTTTACTTGCTTTTAATCCTGCAAAAACCGAAATAAAGTTAGGTGAAGTTATGCTTATGGATGGAAGCGTTAAAATTGAATTTGAGGGAGACGTTTTAGAAGCAGGAAAATCATGCTGGGTAACTGCTGAAGATGGCACGAAAGTTCCTGTACCAGTAGGAGAACACCCTCTTGAAGATGGTACTATATTAGTTGTAGTAACCGAGGGTATAGTCGAAGAAATTAAACCAGCAAGCGAGCCAGCAGGAGAGCCTGCACCTGCACAAGATTTAGGAAATGAAGATGGTAAAGTTTCTAACGATGCTAAAATCGCAAGTGAAATTGAAAGCGCAATTAAATCTATTTTGATTAAATATACAGCGCAAGAAAAAACAATTTCAGAATTAAAAGAGCAAATAACTGAATTGTCAAAACAACCAGCAAGTAAGCCAATTAACGGTACGCCTGTTCAAGTAGACTTTTCAAAAATGAGTGCAAAAGAGAGAATTTTTCATACTTTAAAATCAAACTAATATGGCAACAAGAGGAACGACAGTTTATGGAGCTAATGAAATAGTTGTAGATACTATTGCATCGGCAAGGGTTTTAACTCAGTTTGATAGCGGAAAAGAATTTACTTTGTCAGCATCAGCAGGCGCACAAATTACTTTGCCGTCGGTTGCTAAAAAAGGATTTAAAGCTAAGTTCACAATTGGAAGTGCTTTTGCTACTACTAACTGGACAATTAAATCTCTTACAAGTATTATTCAAGGTAACGCAGACGTTAATAGTACACTTGTGCCAGCTTCAAACGAAAATACAATTTCATTTGTTGCAACAGCAGAAACAATTGGGGATTTTATAGAAATTTATTCGGACGGTGTAAACTTTTACGCTGATGGAATCGGTGCATTGGCTGGTTCAATAACATTTACAGCAGTATAATAATAAAAACAAAAACAAAAAAATAAATGGCAACAACTACATCAGTAACTTCAAATTACGCAGGAAAAGAAGCAGGCGCAATTATCGGACAAGCTTTTAAAGAAGCAGATACAATTACAAAAGGATTTGTAACAGTATTCCCAAACGTAAATTATAAACTTAATCTTAGAAAAATCGCCCTAACAGGTGGTAAAAGAGAATACACCTGCGGACACGTTCCTGCTGGAGCTATTACACTAAGCGAAAAAGTTTTAGAACCTAAAAAATTCAAAGATGATTTCTCAGTTTGTAAAGAAGATTTCAGAGCGCAATGGTCAGAGGAATCAATGGGAGCATCAGCAAAAAATGACAATATGCCATCAGATATTATGGAGGCTATTACAGTCGAAAAATTAGCTCAAACAGCTGAGGAGTTAGACGATAACATTTGGAATGGAGACGGTTCAAACGCAGACGAGTTTGATGGTTTCTTAAAATTATTCTTGGCTGACTCAACTGTTATCGATGTTGATTTAGATGCAGTTACTGAAGCAAACGTAGAGGCTCAAATGAAATTAGCTTTGAACGCAGTACCAATAGCAGTTCGTAAGAAAAATTTAAAAGTAGGAGTTTCAAGTGACGTAGCTCAATACTATAATTTCTGGTTGATTTCAAAAGGAATTGCAAACGGATTAGGTGGTGATGCAAACACAACTTTGAAATTAGGTAAATATATTATCGAAGAAATTGCAGGATTGCCAAGCTCTACAATTGTAATCGCTGAGCCTAAAAACTTAATCTTTGCTACTGGATTGTTAGCTGACCATAACGAATTGATTTTAAAAGATGAGGACGAAATCGGTTTATTAACTGGTTTAGTTCGTGGATCTATGGTTTACAACGCTGGAGTTAATTACTACAACGGCGCTGAGATTGTTTGGGCAAGACCTATCGCATAATTAAATAAGTAACAAGGGCGGTTTAGTTATCGCCCTTAATTTAAACAAATAATTATATGGCTTGTGATATTACAGCAGGTAGAGAAAAGGCTTGTAAACAAGGTTTAGGAGGTATTGGGAAACTATATCTTTTTAACTTTGTCGAAAATCCTTTCACGGTATTGGCAGGGGTTGCGACTGCAATCAATCCACTCCTTACAACAGTCTTTGAGTACGAACTTGAAGGAGACGGAAACAATGTAGCTGAGTCTTTAGTACCAGACAGGAATAATGGTACGACAGTCAACACACAAACAAGTACTTTTGTACTTAAGAAAATTGACGCAGTTACTTCGGCTCAAATGAACATTTTAGCTTACGGTTTCCCTATGGCAGTCGTAAAAGATAGAAACGGTATATTTCATGCTATCGGAATCGATGATGGTATAGATTTTACAGTTGCACAGTCAACTGGTGGAGCAAAGGCAGACTTAAACGGTTACACGCTTACGGGTGTTTCTACAACAGGTTCTCTTTCTCCTAAATTAGACGCTACAACCGTAACAGCATTTTTGGCTTTGGTTTAATTCTTTTTTATTTTTCTATTTAAAACCCATAATTAATTTATGGGTTTTTTGTTACATCATAATTAAATATAAAACCTGACTTAATAGCGTTTAATATTTCTATTGGTTTTTCATTTTTCAAACAGAAATTCATGGCTAAATCATATCTTTCAGTATAAGAATCTTTTTCATTTATCTTTTCATTGAAAAATATATACTTTATATTAGGTCTTGGAAAAATCAATGTGGGTGGTTGATTATATTCATTTAATCCGAAAACTAAAGGATTTTCAAAATTATTATCTTTAATAAAATATACGGTAGTTCCTCCATTTTGCATACAGTTAAAGTTCGCAGAAGTATAAATGTGATTAAATGTACATGGCACGAAAAAACTACTTTCTTCTGAATTAAAACTTCCACTTTTAAAAACAATACCAACAGGATTATTGTTTAATATATTTTTAGCTTGTTTTTCAGCAGTTGCATTCCATTTATTTTTGCTTATAAATCTATACGGTTTATAGCCGATTTCTATTAATGTTTCTGTAAAATTCATAATATTATAAATTAAAAAAGACCCTACAATTAAGTAAGGTCTTTTAGTTTTTAAATAGACACGTACATCTTCATACGTTTATGTTTGGCAAATATATAAAAATATTTTAGTTTCGTAACAAAAAAGCGGTTTTTTTGTTTTTAATATATGAAGAAAGTTGACCCAAACGATACTACACATTTAATCGCAATTATACCTCGTTACTATGCTGATGGTGAAATCGATTTGTTTTTATATAATGAATTAACGCAAGTAGAAACTACATTGACTCCTATTTACTTAACGCAAAACGGTATAATGACATTAACTTTTGATTTTAATTTTTCTGAAAACGATAAATATCAGGTTAAAATAACAGATGCAAACGGTATAATTTACAGAGATAAAATTTTTGCAACTTCTCAGATAACACAAGATTTTAAAGCAACAAACGACCTATACTTTTATGAGTAACGATATAAGATTATTACAACTAAGC